GGTAAAGATAAGGAGACCACACCAAGTGAGTGGTTAGTGGAAGAAACGGAGAAATGGTGTAAGGATAGAGCAATCTATATTGCAGTCATGGATTCGATTGAAGTCATTGACAAGAAATCACAGAGGTCTACTGGTGAAATACCCGAGTTATTGAAAGACGCACTTTCCGTGTCCTTTGACACAAACATTGGACATGACGTGTTAGAAGATGCAGATGCAAGATTTGAATTCTATCATACGGAAGAAGAGAAGATTCCATTTGACTTAGAATACTTCAATAAGATTACCAAAGGTGGACTACCAAACAAAACACTTAACATTGTTCTTGCTGGAACTGGTGTTGGTAAATCATTGTTTATGTGTCACCAAGCTGCAAGTTGTCTTATGATGAACAAGAATGTTTTATACATTACACTTGAAATGTCAGAAGAAAGGATTGCAGAGAGAATCGATGCAAACACTATGAATGTTCCTATGAAAGAACTACCCGACTTGTCTAAGAAAATGTTTGACAAGAAAGTTGATAAACTAAAAAACAAAACTAAAGGTAAACTCATAGTAAAAGAATATCCAACTGCAACTGCACACGTAGGACACTTTAGACACCTATTACAAGAACTGGATATCAAGAAAGACTTTCAACCCGATATCATATTTGTAGATTATCTAAACATATGTGCTTCACATAGAGTAAGGCCTGGGCAAGGTGCAAACTCTTACACATTGGTGAAGAGTATTGCAGAAGAATTACGTGGACTTGCAGTAGAGTTTGACGTTCCATTGGTCAGTGCAACCCAAACAACAAGAAGTGGATTTGGTTCTACTGATATTGGACTCGAAGACACTTCAGAAAGTTTTGGTTTGCCTGCAACTGCAGACTTAATGTTTGCATTGATTACCAGTGACGAACTAGAAGAACTAGACCAACTCGTAGTGAAACAGTTAAAGAACAGATACAATGACCCTACAATCTTCAAAAGATTTGTAATCGGTATCGATAGAAGTAGAATGAAACTCTATGATTGTGAACAAGAAGCACAAGAAGAGTTATTCGATAGTGGCGATACATATAATGACGATACACCAGTGTTTGATAGAAACAGAGGTGCAGAGAAATTTAATGACTTTAAGGTCTAAAAACCCTATTGACTGATACCATAAATAATGATATACTGGTAAGTTGATTATGAAAAAGACCTTAAAAAGTCACGATGTGATAAACTCTATATCTGAAAAGATAGAGTTAAAGAAGGCTTTAAGACAGGCACGTTCCGATAAAGACAGAAAGGAAATTGATAAAATATCTAAAAAAATAACAAAAATAGACCAAAGATTATCGTCCTCACCCCTCTCTAAATCCTAAATAATAGTATAAAATCACGGAGATATTATGTCAAGAGCAGACGCAAAGACAAACCTACAACAACGAGTAGCTAATCTACAAGAAAAAATCAACTTTATGAATGGTGTAAATGGAACATATGATTTTTACAATCCTTCTACACTTGCAGAAGAGAATTGGACTGGAAATGGATATGAAGCATGGTTAACAGAATGGGAAGCATCAAATCCTACTTCTGTAGATAATGACCATTCATACCCTGCTAGTGAAGACGATTACACAAATGCCGACCATCACCAAAATATTGCAAGAGTTAAAGCTGATTTTTCAAGTGTTAAGACTGCTACATTATCAACACTAACCACAAATTTAACTGCAGTTCAAGCCGACCTTGACGATTTAATCGCAGGTGAAGAAGCTGGTGATATTGACCAAGTAGACCCAAGTTAATAAACAAAAAAATACCATAAATAGTAGTAATATCACCAAGAATGTGGTATAATTACTATTATGGGTGCAAAAAATCTACATTTAGAACACTTAGAAGACGAGATTATCAATCAAGGGATTGATGGTGGACGTGGTGCTATAAACTTTTTACAGGGTCTTAGAGACATGTTGAAAGGAAACTCTAATTCAAGTGTCAATATGACTGTTAAGTGGGACGGAGCTCCTGCTATCTTTTGTGGATTACACCCCGAAACCAATCAATTCTTTGTTGCAAAGAAATCACTCTTTAACAAAGAACCCAAATTTTACACTTCAGAATCAGAAATCAAAAAGGCAGACGAATTAAGTGGTGCATTGAAAGAAAAATTCTTAACTTCATTTCAGTGTTTATCTAAACTATCTTGGAATACAATCATGCAAGGTGATTTAATGTATACCAACGATAAGAAAATGCAGAAGATTGACGGACAGTCTTTTGTCACATTCCAACCTAATACAATCATGTATGCAGTCAATATAGAATCAGACTTGGGTAAAAAGATTGCAAACTCTAAAATGGGAATCGTATTTCACACCACCTATAGTGGTGGAACTATAGAAGACCTATCTGCAAGTTTTGGTGCAAACATATCCAAACTAGGAAACAATTCAGACGTATGGATTGACGATGCAACATATAAAGATGTCAGTGGTAAAGGTTCAATGACTGCAAAAGAAACACTTGCACTTACACAAGAACTATCCAAAACAGGTAAAGCCTTCCACGGAATCAAAAGAAAGGATTTAGATAAGTTCCAAAAAATACAGGAAGAGATAGGTAGAAAAGGTGCTGGTGCATCATACAAAACATATTGTAATACACTTATCAGAGGTGGTTCATACAAACCAACCTATGACGGATACATGAAACACTTTGAGAACTATTGGAGAGATAAAGTAGTTGGTAAAGTCAAAACAGAAAAAACAAAACAGATTAAAACAGAGATTGGTGAACAACTCTATAACGAACTAAGAAGTTTAAAGAAAATGATAACTAATCTTACTTCATTTATGGGACACTTGGTTGTTGCAAAACAAATGATTATAGAATCCCTAAATAGAGTAAAGAGTATCGGAACTTTTAAAAAGACTGCAAATGGTTTCGAGGTAGTTAACCCCGAAGGATATGTTGCAATCGATAGAACAGGTAGTGCAGTTAAACTCGTAGACAGAATGGAGTTTGCATTCAATAACTTCACTGCACAAAAAGCATGGGACAAGTAATGAAATCATTCAGTGCATTTTTAACAGAAGCAAAAGATAAAGGTGTAGTGTTTAGCTTCGGCCGATTTAACCCTCCAACAACAGGTCACGGGAAGTTAGTTGCAAAACTTAAGAAAGAATCAAAAGGTGATGATGTTCTATTATTCACTTCACACTCAAATGACAAGGTTAAAAATCCACTATCACACCGAGATAAAATCAAATACCTAAGAAATTTCTTTGGAAAGATTGTTGCAGATGTAAATGCAAGAACAGTATTTGAGATTGCAACAGAATTACATAAAAAGAAATACAAAAGAATATCAATGGTTGTTGGTTCAGATAGGATTAGAGAATTTGAAACACTACTAAACAAATACAATGGTGTAAAAGCACGACACGGATTCTATAAGTTTGACGAAATCAATGTCATATCTGCTGGTGAGAGAGACCCCGATGCAGATGATGTCAGTGGAATGTCTGCAAGTAAACTCAGAGGATATGCAGAGAAGGGTGACTTTGATAATTTCAAACTAGGTGTTCCAACAAAGAATAAAGGGTTGATTCAGAAACTATACAACGACATTCGTAAAGGAATGGGTATTGCAGAAGGAACACTACCACACTACATGACCGAAGATTTGATACAAGAAGGAGTCTATGACCCAGGCACCTTTAAAGCAGTTTTCCTAATGGGTGGGCCAGGCAGTGGTAAGTCAACAGTTGTGAAAAAACTAGGGTTAACTGCACTTGGTTTAAAAATGGTCAACACTGATAAAGCATTTGAGAACGGACTAAAGAAAGCAGGAATGTCACTTGACCTTAGAGGTGCAGACTTCGACAAGGTTGACCCAATCCGTGCAAAGGCAAAAAATATTACTGCAAAGAATATGGACAATTATATTGCTGGTAGACTTGGTATGATATTTGATACTACAAGTGCAAATGCTAACAAAATTAAACAATACAAAAAAATGTTAGAGACTCTCGGATACGAATACAAAATGGTATACGTTAGTGCAAGTTTAGATAATGCACAAAAAAGAAATGCAATGAGAGCAAGAAAACTCCCACCTCAAATTGTTCAGAAAGATTGGGACAATGCACAAAAAAACATTAAAGTATTTCAATCTCTGTTTGGAAGAGACTTCGTTGAAGTGACAAATGACGATGACCTTGCAACACTAGAGAAGAAAGCGAACAAACTCTATGCAAAACTATTGGGTTGGTCTACTTCATTTCCTAAAAACAAAATTGCAATGAAATGGAAATCTTACGAACTGAAGAAGAAGACTCTTGGGTATTCATCTATGAGAAGTAAAGATATGGTGAAAAAACCACCAACAGATAAACCAAGTCCGTTTGGGTCAAATTTAAAAACATTCAAAAGTAGAAAGACTGGTAAGAAAGTAGTAATTAAAAAGATATAAATAGTATTATGTTATTAGAAAAGTTAATAAGAGAAAAATTACGTAAGACCCAACAAGACAAAGAAGTTGAGGGCAAGAAAGGTTCTCAACCTAAGAAGTATTATGCAAAGGACAAAGACGGGGACGAAATGTCTAAGTCTACAAAAGATAAACGTGCAGCTCATTTCCAAAACAACAAAGACAAAGAAGGTGAAGATGCATTCAAACCAGCACCAGGCGATAAGAGTGCAGAAACAAAACCTTCACAACACACTAAGAAGTATAAGAAAATGTTTGGAGAAGGTGCAGCTGATAAATCTTTACAAAAGAAAGCAGACAAGAGTGGAATGCCAGTTGGTATTCTAAAACAAGTCTACAAACGTGGAGTTGCAGCTTGGAAAGGTGGACATAGGCCAGGAACTACACCCGAACAATGGGGACATGCACGTGTTAATTCTTTTGTGACTAAATCCAGTGGAACATGGGGTGGTGCAGACCAAGACCTTGCAAAGAAAGTTCAAGGCAAATCAGAATCAATAGAAGAAGGTAAACTTGTCACTGATTGGAGAAGTATCTTAGAATACATTTTCAAAAACATAATGAAAATGGTTGAAAAGGAATATGAAAGAAACCCCGAAAAAGGTTTAGGAATGATTAATCAGTTGGGTTCATATGTTAAAATGAAAGTCACTGATAAGAAACAACAGAAAGGAAAATTATTCCTTAAGTTTGGTGATAACATACAAGAAGACGCTGCAGTTGACGCTGCAAATCTAAAAGCAAAACAGGTCGAAGAACTCGAAAGATTAAAGAAAAGACATGAAGAAGAGTTAGAAGCACTTACTGATAGACACGAGAGAGAAACAGAGAAGGTCAATCAACAAAAAGAAAAAGAAACACTAGACAAACAGATTCAATCTAAACGTGAAGCAGAAAGAAAGGCTTCAGAGAAACAAAACACGAAAGAAGAAAGAGATTATAAAAAAGAGTATGCAGATTATCACTCTAAACCCGAACAAATAAAAAGACGTGCAAAAAGAAATGAAGCACGTAGAAGTCTTAAAGATAGAAAAGATATAAAAGGAAAGGACGTTCACCATAAGGACAACAATCCTATGAATAATGACAAGTCTAACTTATCAATTGTATCACAAAAATACAATAGAACAGAACCAAGACTTAGAAAATTGAAAGAGAAGGGGATACTTCCAAGTGGCAGGAAATAAACACGACAACGGAGTTCACGAACAGGGAACAGACGAAACAGTAAAAGCATATCAAGAAGATACGCCTGGTCAATCAGTTGAGAAATACGTAAAAGAGAATCAAAAATCATATCACGATTCAAAGAAAACATTTTCTCAAATTGCAATCAACGAAACACTCGATACACTTCAAAAAGAAAAAACCAATCTACTAGACAATCCATTTCGTTTAGGTTCTATGATGTATTTTGAATGTATTAATGAAGCAAGAAACCTTATCAAAGAAGACCGATACAGACTTACTGAAGTTGATAAGAATATAATGGAAACAGATATTGGTGAGTTCGAAGTGTATGAGGGAGAATTAGTTCCACTAGATTGTCCACAATACGAGTTTATAAACGAAGAAGAAGAACCCGAACTCAACAAACCAAAAGCAGGTGGCCCTAAGAAATACTATGTATATGTTAGAGACCCACAAACTAAAAAGATTAAAAAAGTCACATGGGGAGACACTACAGGTCTCAAAGTGAAACTCGGAAACGAGAAAGCAAGAAAATCCTTCGCTGCACGACATAAGTGTTCACAACAGAAAGATAAAACTACTGCATCATATTGGGCATGTAGATTACCTTACTATGCAAAACAGTTAGGTCTATCAGACGGGGGAAATTTTTATTGGTAATGGAGATACATAATGAAAAGAGAATTATATCATACTTATGCAAAAGACGACAGATATGCTGAAATCTTTAAGTCAAAAGAAGGTTTTGAAGTAGACCTATACGAAGAGAAAAAACTCTTAGAAACAAGACAACTATACAATCATTCAGAATCATATGCAGAGGATTGTGCCGATAATTGGGTTCAAGGTTTGTTTAATATAGAGAAAGAAGGAAGTTTCTATGGTTATAACGAAAGGGATAATAATTACTATCCCGAGATAGATGACTAACCCTTATAAAGACCAAGTATACACCCAACACGGGACTGAAAGGAAATACGTCATTAGAACGTTTTTGGGGGACGTAGACGAACAGGAATTGGTTTGGCATAGAGACCATACTCATAGAAGTATTCATATATTACAGGGACAGAGCTGGAAGTTGCAGAAAGATGACGAACTACCAGTTGAATTGGAAACAGGAAAGGATTATTTTATACTGAAAAACCAGTATCATAGATTATTAAAAGGTGAAGGAGACTTAGTTCTTCGTATAGAAAATGGAACAAGAGAAAAAAGATTTATGTCTTGAATGTGGACTCTGTTGTAGAGGAAATTTGTTTAATGCAATTCCTATACATAAGTCAGAAGAGAAACTTTTCAACAAAAATCGTATACAAACACACTGGAATCTTATACCTTCAGTGTCAATAAATCAAACTAAACACATTACTTCATATAAAACTGTTTATCCTTGTGAACATTTACTAGAAGATAACAAATGTGACATATACCACAAGAGACCTCACACTTGTAGAGAGTATAAATGTTGGTATTTGAGTGCATATCATAAGGGAAAAATCAGTTATAATACTGCAATAAATAAAATAGAGGAAGTAAAGAAGATTCCACATTCTCAGCTAAATCGACTGCAGAAGAAGGAATTAATGACATATCCCCAAGTGTGAACAATAAATAATTATAAATAATACTGTTATGAGTTATAAATCAGAAAACTGGAAAGAGAAACTAGAACAAGTCCGTGGACACATTGCCTTGAAAGAAGGGAGTGTAGAAAAGTCTGCAGACGATATTCTTAACGACCAAATTGAAGAAGAATTATCTACATTCTTTAAAGAAGAAGAGGTAATTGAAGAAGAAATTCTCCTAGAAGCATCCGCTGGTGCAATGATTGATAAGTTATTCAACCTAAAAGGTGATAAAGATTCACAATACGGTGTTGCAAAGATGTTATCTATGACTGGTGTTAAAGTTGTTCAATCAATGCAGAAACAAAATCCACAAGGATTTTCAAAGTTAGTTGCACAATTAGGTAAAGAGAAAAAGATTACATTACCTACCAATAACAAACTGATGAAAATATTCAAAGATGCAGGAGTCAAACCTTTAGACGATGAAGTTCAAATTCAATCAGAAGAAACAGTTGAAAAATCTGCAGAGAAACTCGTAGAACGAAACATGTTAGGTAGACTTGCAAAACAGTTAAGACTTAACGAAGAAGGTAAACAAAAAATGTTTAACTATTTTGAAAAAGGGGAACTAGAACAATGATACATGACCTACCTAAATCACTCGTAGAAGATTCAAAGAAAATCTTAAAGATGTCTAAAGAATATGAGGACTTCTTTAAAGATACACTAAAGAAATTTGGTGTCACTTCACCTGCTGAATTATCTAATGATAAGAAAAAAGAGTTCTTCGACTATATCGATAAGAACTACAAAGGTGAAAAAGAAGAACAAGTAGAAGAAGGAACTTGTGATTCTTCTAAAAAGAAAAAATACGAAATGAAAGAAATTGACGAAGCAAATGTTTCATTCGTATTTCATGACAAAGCAGAAGCAAGACAATTTGCAACCAAAGTTAAGAGTTTTGTTGACAACGTAGAAATCGAAAAGATTGCTTCAATTGGTCAATTCAACGTTATCCTTACTGGGGACAAAGAGGGATTTAAGAAAGCAGTATCAGTTGCTGTAAAGATGTCAGGGGAATAACCATGAACCTCTTTTATGAAGCTAAGAAAGTATTAGATAAGGACGGGAAAGTTAATCCTCTCGGCCCTTATGGAAAACAGAAACTTACTGGACGTGAGATTCAAGTCTATTTCCGTAGAAACAAAGTCAAAGACAAAGTAATCAAGAAAGCAGTCGAGGTTGCATTAGACCTTGGTGGTGCAATGGATATTGCAATCAAATCCATTAAAGACTATTACGGGGATAAAGTCCTAAAAACAAAAGAAGTTCAAACTGCACTTAAGTTTGCAAACGAAGAATCATTCAGAGATTCATTCGATATGTTAGACGAAGATTACAAAAAAGTAATCAAAATGTATCCAAGAGATAGAGATTGGAAAAAACTTATCACAAAACATAAACGTGCAATTGACTCACTCAGAAAAAACGATAAAGATTTACCTAAAAAAGTAGAAGACGAATTACTAACATGGGCTTCACAAACAGGTGAAGTAGGTAGTAAAGACGATGCAGAAGACTTCATAATGTCAATTATTGACGAAGGAACATTGACAGAAGGTAAAAACCTTATGCCTGATATTCAAAAGATAGTTGACACTAAAGGTGCAGCTAAAGTTGGTGGTATAATGATTGATATGTTTACTGCATCAATGATTTCTCAAATCTACAATAAAGTAAACGACTCAAACAAGAAGAAAATGGAGAAGTCAAACATCTCTACACTTGTTGACATTGCACAAAGAATAATGCAGAAGAATTCTGTTCAAGAAGGCACAATGTCAATTGGTATCTTTGACAGAAAGTCTTCAGAAAAGAAAAAGGCAATTGCAGGAATGCAAAAACTCCTCAAAGGTAAACAAAATGTAAAAGTTGGTTCACCTGAAGGACAAAAGATTGGTGATGAGTTAGATATGAAATATCTATCAGATGACGAACTTGCTGATGATTTCATAAAACCATCAAATAAAAACATGACAATTTCACAACTTCTCAAAAAACATGAGAAAAGACTTGGATTGAAATTCAAAGAAGAAGTCGAAGAAGCAGTATCACCTGCTCAACAAGCTGCAATCGCAATTGCAAAGAAAAAGAAAAATGAATCAGTCATGGATTCTTACAGACAAATGTGGGAATCAGAAAATCTTGAAGAAAAAAAAGAATTTAAACAAAATGATATCGATAAAGTTGCAAAACTTACTGATAGAAACGAACACACTAAATCACTCATACACATTGCAAAATCAATGGGTGACAAAAAGTCAGTAAAAAAATTAGAATTAATCGACAAACTGCATAACGAATATGGTCATATGTCTATGGAATTAGGTAAACTTAGAAATGAAATCTATGATGACCTGAAGAAGGATATGGAAAAATATTCTAATGGTAAGGAGATGTATAATGCCACATAACATGAAAGATTTATTTAAAACATATCGTGAGATGCACTTACAAGAAGTGCAACAAAAAGAAGTTGATTCACTGAAAAAACTATCTAAGGACATGCAAGCAGTTCTAAAAGGTTATCAAAAGATTGCTAAAATGGGTGATAAAGAACTTGCAAACACAAAGTATAATAAAGATTACGAAGTAGTTCTTAAAGCAAGAGATGTCATCTTACAACTTATTGGTAAAGTAAACACTCAAAAAATTCTCAACAAAGAATCCTTAGACGAAATGGTAAATGTAAACAAGTTAAAAGAGTTGCCAGATAATGTTCAGAAACAAATTATGGATGCAAAAAAGGAATACGATTTAAGATGGGACGGAGTATTTGTTCCTATGGGTGATGAAGGCACTTCTCAAAGAAAAGAATATGAGAGAAGAGGTAAGTTATTCAAAGCTGCATCTGCAAAGTATAAAGCATTACTTACAAAACATAAAGTGATGGCGAAGTAATGGATAGAGTAGACGCAAGATACAGAACGTTTAAAGAGAAACTTAAGAAACTCGGATACGTTAAAACAGATGCAAAAAAAGTCAATGCAGTCATGGAAAAGATTGGTGACTTTGGAATGATGTCAGACACGGGTAATAAGAAGATTGCACGTGCAGTATCACAAGCAAAGAACGAGAAAGATTTAAAAGCCAAGTTAGATAAAATATCTACAATGGCAAAAGGTAAGTATGCAGAAGCTGAAGAAGACGAAGTGTATCAAAGAGCATTAGATGCATTCCAATCCAAAGCAAAAGGGGTTCAGAACAGACCTGACGCTGCAATGTTAATGCAACTTCGTAAGTTTAAAGACGGAACTAAAGATGGTGAGGTCAGAACAGACGATATGCAGAAAATTAAGGTAAAAAGAGACGATGCGGTGAAAGTTCATGACGTTTTAATGAAGGTTAAGACACCCCTTCGGTCTAAATACCTACAGTTATTACAAAAAGACAAAAAGTCTTTCGATAAAGCATTTAAAGCAATCTTAAGGGTTGCATAACTAGGAGAAAAACATGGCACTTTGGGGATTATTAGACAACGAAGCTTCTAAACCAAAATATCTTAACACTGCTGATAAAGCAGAATGTTATGGTGCTGATACAGCTGAGGTCGGTGCGACTGCTGGTGTTAATTCAGAAGGTTGGGTGTTAAGAAAAGTAGTAGGGTCAAGAACTCAATTTGAAACATTGGTTGCAATGTCTTCAGGTTCAATGGGTGCTGACGTTGCTGACTTTGATGACGACTCAGATGTGAACACACCTGATGTTGATGACGATACAGTATTATCAGACAGTTAATAGAGGATAAATTATGAAAACATTTAAGAACTTCATTATTGAAGAGGGTGGAAGTCAAATTCCAACAGATTCTAACGCATTTTTTGTGGGTGCAGCTGGACTAAGTTCAGAAAAAGTCCCACATGATATAGACGATGCAGACGTTAAAGCTAAGGTTAATGCAATCTTAGGTCAAACTGCAGTATCAGAATGGTTGAATCCAAAAGCCGCTGTTGCACAAATGGAAGCAAAACTTTCTCTATTAGGACTTAATAAAACTGGTGAATCAGACTTAGAGTTTGCATCAGAAGAAGGTTCATTCGACATTCAATTCAATAGATATGGAGTTATTACTGGTAAAACAGTTGATACACCACATGACGAATTTGAAAGAGAAGAAAAAATCGTATCACTAAATGTGAAATACGAACAGAACGACAACGGAACTTATAAAGTTATCGGTTCTTTAGTTTAAAGTAGTGTCCCTTCGGGGACACCTACATACTATTACATTATGAGTCTATTTGACAAAATCACAGCAAAAAACTTTTCTGCATATGCAATGAAACACTATGACGACCCTCAATGTGAAGACATGGAGGATTTTCAAGAAGACCTACGCAGATTCAGATACCTTAAAAGGTTATTACACCGATATCATGAGAACGGAGAACTCCGAGAACGTCTCATGTTAAACCACCTCATATGTCTATTCAATGTCTTTGGATATGACGCTTGCATGAGAATGTTAGAGTTCAAAATCAAAGACGACAACTACTGGTCTTCTATAAAAACTATGTTATTATACCTAGAATACATAGAGGAAGGTTGGAAAATAGAGATTCCTATTGACGAAAATCTTGTAGAACGATTGCGAGACCTTTAAAAATACCTAAATAGTTCTATGAATAAAAAGGTAGAAAAATGAGGATTGTCGACACACTCATAGTTTTCCGTATATTGAAGATGTTAACAACACCTTTCAATAAAATGAAGGCCTATAAATTTGGTTTCATTGATACGAATGGAAACAGAATCAAAAAGATTGAGAATGAAGACGGGAAAATGGTTCCCAATGAACCATTCACCAAGGCAGAGAAATCTTCACTCACACCTTTACATAGACTTGTATTCAATCTAAAGAAAATCATTGAGAAAGTTCCTTTCGGAAAAACACAATTCGCTTCGTATGCAATTGCACTTCTATTATTAAAAGAAGAGGCGGAACTTGACGATGAACAAGGTGAGGAATTATACGAAAAGTTTTACAGACATTTAAAAGAACAAGAACTACTCACTGCAGAAACAATCAGTGAGTCAATCAATGTTGGTAAACTGATTATTGGTGAAACATATAGTGTTAGATTCCCAATCAAAGAACAGGGTGAAATCATACACCAACACAAAGACCAAGTCCTTATTCATTCAGAATACGAAAGGATATATGGTATTCAAACATACATTGGACACATAAACGAGGAGAGAGTCATATTGACTGCAGATGATGTTTATTGAATCAATACAAGAAATAGATAACCTTACCTTTGGTCAACAAAAGGACTTAAAGAAACCCAAGTATAAACAACTTACACTATGGGACGAAGGTTGGGAAACCATAATGTTAGGTGCATATCCTAAAGGTTCAAAAGTTGTAGAAGAACTGAAAGAAGTTCAGAAGTTAGTAAAAGGTGCAACAGAAGAACAGAAACAACAATATATCAATTGTGACGAGGACGGTGCATACTATATCAAACAATACATGGACGACCATGACTTAGAATACAGTCAAGACACTATAGACTTTATCAGAAAACAATGTAGTCCAGTAATCAAACACCACAAAAACCATTTCAATCGTGCAAGACCATATCAAGTTGCAGAACATTTAGGAATGGAATTCGAAAGATTTGAAACAGAAACAAGTAAGACACCTTCATACCCTAGTGGACATACAACACAACCATATGTTGTAGGATTATATTACAGTAAAATGTATCCACAACACCAACAGGGAATTATGAACGGTGCAAAGATTAGTGGATTCGGTAGAGTCATAGCAGGATTGCATTATCCTTCAGACTTTGAAGCAGGTGTATATCTTGGTAAAGAATTATTCAAGTATATGAAAGTCGAAGAGATAAATGAAGATGCACCAATGAATTCTACAGGAGGTGCAATTAGTATGCCTCCAACAATGCAAAAAAAGAAAAGAGATAAGAGATACGATACAGATAACATGTATAAACTCTTAAGACGATACATTTAAGTTATGAAATTTTTGAATTACCTAGCCCTTATTACGTCTATTGGAATTGCTAGTATAGCTGCATATTTCAGTGTTCTTGGGCTTGCAACCATATTCAGTGGTGCATTCTTAGGAATCGTTATCATGGCAGGTGCATTGGAATTTGGTAAGATTGTCAGTGCGGCTTACTTACACATGTTTTGGGAGAAGTTGAATTACTTTAAGTATTATTTGGTGGTAAGTGTTGTAGTGTTAATGTTAATTACCTCACTCGGGATTTTTGGATACCTTGCAAAGGCAAGTTCAGACACTTCATATGCAACCGAATTTGCACAACAGGAAATCAATCAGATTGACGGAAAGATTGGTAGAGAAGAGAACAGAATTACACTATTAGAAGAGAGAATTAGTGGATTAAATTCGGGTGGACTAGACGTATCTGATTCAGTCAATGCACAAATAGAGATAAGAGACGGTGCATGGGATAGAGTTCAAGGGGATATAGACTTCGCACAAGGTCAAATCGATAGTTTAAGAGTTGAACTGAAAACACTTGATACTCAGGTAGCGGAACTTAGAAACAAGGGTGTAGAGACGATTACAGTGGACGAGGGAGTGTTTAATGACGAGGTTAGAGTCATTGATTATGTTGCACAAGCAGACCAATTATATGATTCTCAGAAGGAACAAAGAGACCAAATACGTGCAGATATCAAAGAACAACAGAGTAATATTGACAAGTATAGAGAAAATGCACAAAAAACTATAGACACTTCAAATGCAGAAATCAGTAGACTCCAAACTCTATCAAACGGAAATGCAGACGAAAAAATAGAAAACATTGAAGAATACAATAGACAGATTGATAACATATATGATACAATACAAGAGTTAAGAGAGGAAAAGTTTCCTTTCGAACAGGAAATACTCGGTTTTGAACGAGAAGTAGGGCCGATACAGTATATTGCAGAGGTCATATATGGACAAGAAGAGTCTGTCAAGTATCTTGACAATGCAATTAGATGGGTGATTTTTGCACTTATCTTTGTGTTTGACCCACTTGCAGTGTTATTATTGATTACAAGTATTGCACTTATATCAAATCCTAGTGGAAAGACACCAAGGGTCTTAACAACTAAAATTTTAGATAGACCAACAGTCATAAGAGTTCCGAAAAAACCTAAATAAAAGGTTAAATTTAACAGGAGATTAACATGTCAGAAGAAGTTAAAACCGACTTTTCTGCCGCTGACGCAAAAGCATCATTAGAAGCAAATCCTCCAGTCGCACCTGCGTCTGATTTAGATGGAGAAGCCTTGACACTTGCTCAAGCTTCATACGATGCTTCTATGGTCACTCATAACGAGAAACTTGCAGAACTACAGGCAATAATAGACGGATAAACCCACTTGTATTTTCTCTTTGATTATAGTATAATGAATGTATGCTATGGTTAGAGAGAAAATATCTTTCCCGTATTGTTTCACTTGTTGAACTAGGGAAATGGAAGAACGACAATACACTGAATCATCGGTGTCCTTATTGTGGTGATTCCCAAAAGAATCAGTTTAAAGCTCGTGGATTCCACTTTACAGTGGGTCAAAGTTTTGTGTATAAATGTCACAATTGTGGTCATTCGACATCTTCAATTAATTTTATCAAAGACCACTTTCCAGTAATTCATAAAGAATACCTAAAAGAGTGGTTGAAAGAGAAAGGTGTAAAACCTAAGAATCAAAAAATGTTGAGTGCAAACGAATTTAAGTTCACTCCAAATGAAGAATTACTAAATATGAAGAAAGTCGATTTGAGTGCAGTAGCCTTTAAGGTATCCGACAAGGTGATTGCACAAGAATTTGTTGATTCAAGACAGATTCCAAAAGACCGACAAGAAGAACTTTGGTTTACACCCCATGCACAATCTTTAAATTTATTATCACATAAGTATAAAGACAGAGTGTTGGGACAAGACCCAAGACTGATATTACCGTTCATTAGAGAAGACGGGGAATTAGTTGGTATCACTGGTCGTGCAATAAACGATTCACCTCTTAGATACTTAACCATGAGATTCCTAGATGACGTGCCACTTATCTATAACATACAAAACGTGGACAAAACTAAAACTATCTATGTGACTGAGGGGCCGATAGACAGTTTATTCCTACCCAATAGTATAGCAGTTGGTGGTAGTGATTTCAAAAAAATAGATGACTCGTTAAAGGAAAATGCAATAATCATTTATGATAACGAACCAAGAAATACAGAAATAATCAAAAAGATTAATGAGGTCATAGACCTTGGTTATAATGTATGCATATGGAATGAAAGAAGAGTGAGTGAATTTAAAGATATTAATGATATGGTTCTTGGTGGTTTGACACAAGAAGAAATAGTAGAAATAATAGATTCTAATACTTACAGTGGTCTCTCAGCAAAAGCAAAATTACAGGAGTATAAGAAGATATGAATTCAGACATAAAAGTTTTAAAATCAGACGGGTCAAGGGTAGAGATAGATTTAGATAAAATCCACAAAATGGTTCACAAAGCTTGTAAAGGAATTACAGGTGTATCAGAGTCATTAGTAGAAATGAATAGTGGATTACAATTTTATGACGGAATCACAACAAAAGAAATTCAAAAGATTCTTGTAAAAAGTGCAAGTGATTTGATATCATTAGAGTCACCAAATTATCAATTCGTTGCATCTAGATTACTTCTATTTGCAATTCAAAAACAAGTCTTTAATACAAAGTGGAAGGATTCAGAAATCTATCCACCTCTTAAAGAAATCATTGAGAGAAACATAGACTACGGAGTATATGACGATGACATATTGAAATGGTATAAGGAAGAAGAGTTAGAAACATTAGACAAATATATCAAACACTCACGTGACCTTACATTTACATATGCTGGATTACAACAAATAGTAGACAAATATCTAGTGCAAGATAGGTCAAGTGGATTGGTATATGAAACACCACAATTCATGTATATGTTAATTGCCATGACTTTATTTAAAAAGTATGGTGGTGAACTAGGAGACAAATTAGATTATGTCAAAAAATATTACGACGCAATCTCACAATTCAAAATCAATATCCCAACCCCTATCATGGCTGGAGTTAGAACTCCTTTACGACAATTTGCATCGTGTGTCCTTGTCGATACAGACGACACTCTCGACAGTATCTTCTCAAGTGATATGGCGATTGGAAAATATGTTGCACAAAGAGCTGGTATCGGAATTAACGCAGGGAGAATACGAGGACTTGGTTCAAGAATTAGAGGAGGTGAAGTCCAACATACTGGAGTCATACCTTTCCTTAAGAAGTTTGAATCAACTGTTAGATGTTGCACCCAAAATGGTGTCAGAGGAGGAAGTGCGACAGTCCATTTCCCAATATGGCACCAAGAAATAGAAGACATTCTAGTATTAAAGAATAACAAAGGAACAGAAGATAACAGAGTTCGTAAACTTGATTACTCAATACAATTAAGTGAACTCTTTTATCAACGTTTCTTAAAGAACGAAGACATTACATTATTCTCACCACACGAGGTAGAAGGATTATATGATGCATTTGGAACACCCGAGTTTGACGAATTGTATATGAAGTATGAGAATGCATATTCTATTCCAAAAACTAAAGTCAATGCAAGAGAACTATTCTCTAGTTTATTAAAAGAACGTGCCGAGACAGGTAGAATTTATATAATGAATATTGACCATAGTAATTCACATAGTTCATTTATAGACAAAGTAAACATGAGTAATCTATGTCAAGAAATTACACTTCCTACAGACCCAATTCAACATATTGAAGGTGGTGGAGAAATTGCACTTTGTATTCTTAGTGCAATCAATGTAGGAATAGTTAAAGAAGAGGAGTTGGAATCTCTTTGTGACCTATCAGTGAGAGGACTTGAAGAACTGATAGATTTCCAAGAGTATCCAGTAAAAGCTGCAGAAATGTCAACCATTGCAAGACGAAGTCTTGGGATTGGTTATATAGGACTAGCACATTACCTTGCAAAGAACAAGGTTAAATATGACGACCCTAAAGCTTGGGAACTGGTTCATGACTTAACAGAGAGATTCCAATACTACCTTCTCAAAGCTTCAAACAATCTTGCACGAATAAATGGTGCATGTATTGATTTTGATAGAACAAAATATGCAGAAGGTCTACTACCTATTGACCATTACAAGAAAGACGTAGATGAATTAGTTCCTAACAATCTTAAAATGGATTGGGAAGGACTGAGAAAAGAAATTAAAATACATGGTTTAAGACATTCTACATTGACTGCACAAATGCCTTCTGAGAGTTCCTCAGTCGTCTCTAATGCAACGAATGGTATTGAACCACCTAGAGACCACCTAAGTGTTAAGAAGAGTAAAAAGGGAACTCTTAAACAGGTAGTTCCACAATATTCTATATTGAAGAACTCTTACACATTACTATGGGATATGCCTGATAATACAGGATACATTAATGTGGTTGCAGTTATGCAGAAGTTTTTTGACCAAGCAATTAGTGGAAACTGGTCATACAATCCCGAGAACTATGAGAACGGAGAAGTTCCAGTATCAGTAATGGCGAGGGACATGTTGAACACATATAAATACGGGTGGAAAACAAGTTATTATCAAAACACCATGGACGGTAAAACTGAAGACGTGATTAAGGACGAAAATTCTGCAATGAATGATTATATCCCACCCATGTTAGATTCAGTGAACAATGATGAAGGGGAGGAAGATTGTGAAGCATGTGCCATTTGAAGACAAAGACACTTATATAGTAGAGGCTGACGGTAAAAAATTTCAAAGTAAAACAAATAAAATTACTGCACACTTTATTCAGAACAGATATGTTGTCCTAAGAGATTTTATCCCAAAGGAAATAGTCACCTTTGCACTTGATTCATGGAAAGTGATTGAACATAACAAACAAGCATTTGATGTTTTCTTTAGACATGAACATGAAATAACTTGGAACTCACCAAAAAGTTCTTTAAATAAATCACACGGTGAATCAGGTTCTCCAATGGGAATTGCACTAAATAGATATCTCAAGGATAAGCTCAAGAATGTTCTTGACTTAAATTTGGGTGAGACATATGCATATTGTAGAAAATATGAAAGGGGTGCATACTTAAAGTCACATAGAGATAGACCTTCATGTGAGATATCAATAACAACATGTTTGGATTATCAAACAGATGATAAAAAACCATGGAAGATATGGTTAGATAATTCTCAGAATTGGGTTGATAATGATGAACCCGAAAAGGCATTTCAACAAACACAAGGAATTTCAAATAGAAAAAGAGAATCAGTTTGTGTAGAATTAGAGGTTGGTGATGTATTACTATATCAAGGGCCTAATGTGATGCACTGGAGAGACTTTTTAGTTGGTGAATATAGTTATCATGTTTTTGCACATTTCTATAATAGAGAAGGTTATATGAGAAACATTCCAAGTTCTACTTGGAGTGGAATGGACACAGAAGTAAATCCTCAGACTTTCATTGCACCTATGGTTTTAGAATTTGACGGTAGAGTTAGTAGATATCATTCACAACACACACCAAAACCTAGAGAACTACAAGAAAGATATCAAGAATTCCATGAGGATTACGAAAGTAGAAAATTTGGAAATAGGTCTGAGTTTTGCAATAATTATGGTGGAATGGAAACTATGGAAAAGAAGAAAAAATGACAGTATTTAATAAGAACAAAGTAGATTTCACAAAGAACAAAATGTTCTTCGGTGAAGAATTGAATACTCAAAGATTTGACGAGTTCAAGTATCCTATATTTGATAAACTTACTCAAACACAATTAGGATTCTTTTGGAGACCCGAGGAAGTGTCTCTTCAAAAAGATAGAAGTGATTATCAACAATTAACCGTTGCACAAAAACACATATTTACCTCTAATTTGAGGTATCAAACCTTACTCGACTCAGTTCAAGGTAGAGCTCCATCCATAGCATTTTTACCGTTTGTGACTTTGCCTGAACTTGAGTCTTGTATTATCACATGGGACTTCATGGAGACCATACACAGTAGGTCTTATACACATATCATTAAGAATGTATATGCAAACCCAAGTGATATCTTTGACACTATACTAGACGAAGAAGCAATCGTAAAACGTGCAGAAATGGTCACTGAAAAGTATGACGAGTTCATTGCACTTGGTCGTAGAAGATTACTAGGATTAAAGGTTGACGACTATGACCTTTATAAAGCATTATATCTCGCACTTATAAGTGTAAACATACTGGAAGGAATTAGATTCTTTGTATCCTTTGCATGTTCATTCGGATTCGGAGAACTCAAACTTATGGAAGGAAGTGCAAAGATTATTTCTTTCATTGCAAGAGACGAATCACAACACCTTGCAGTATCACAACACATACTCAAAGCTTATAAGAATCATGAGAATGATAAACTTATGAACAAAGTAATGAAAGATTGTGAAAAAGAGGTATATGAATTATATGAGGACTCAGTTCAACAAGAGAAAGATTGGGCAGAGTTCTTATTCAAGGACGGGTCAATGATTGGACTAAGTGTTCCATTGTTGAGTCAATACATAGAATTTATTGCAAACAAGAGATTACGTGCATTAGGATTGAACCCTATATATGATATCTCAAGTGCAAATAACCCTTTACCATGGAC